AACTCTGCGAATGCTGTTCCCCAGTCCGCTGCTTTGCGTTCAGTAATCGGTGGAGGACTTGATGCCGACTTAGTTGGAGTCTTTGATGATGGCTCTCAAAGTACAGGGCTTGGCGTTTCGGGAGCGATAGTTGGCAGCTTTGCTGGCTCAGGCGCATCTCTACATGTTTCAGCTTGTTCTGGCACAACATTCACCGGGTCGGACGGCGTTCCTATCCTAAGGCTTATCAACCCAGCGTCGGGCGCTACGGACTACGGAATATCGGGAAGCTTTGCTTCTTCTATAGAAATTGGCGGTAGTCAAGTGATGTCTACAGGGGCAAACTCCCTAAGCTACTTAGTAGAATCTTTGAACCCTGGAGCAGGTTACAACGCAGGAGTCCTACCTAATGGAGATACCAGTGGTAATTCAATAACTATAACTTCTGTGGGGTCCCAAAACTTTGTTGTAGGTGTAAACGATGCTGGTGTTGCTATTGAAACTTTCAAAGCTAGTTTCGTCGCTTCCGCAGGTACTTTCTTAGAAGACGTAATCAACACCGGGGAAACCAATGTGGTTTCTAGGATTATTAAAGGAAACATTGTAAGAAATGGTTTGGATATTTCGGTAACACCTCTTACGCAATTTGCCAGCTTGCTTGGTTCTATGGCTACTGGACCTTTCGACGTTACGTTCCGTCACGGCGCTGGGCTTGCTACTACGGAAACTCATACTACTGACCAAGCAGGAAGATTCAACAAACTAGTTGGCTCTGCGGCTACTGGTTTAACTGGTGGAACAAACGGAATAGCGGGAACGGAGTCTGGTAGGTCAACTGCTCTAATTGGAAGCGCCGCTCAAGAGCCCAAGACAGGAATGCAATCTCTTGATGACGATGTAATCAACGTCGGAGTTGCCCTTGTACCTGGAGTTGCTACTCAAGAAGTTCAGAATGCTCTAATTACCTTAGCCGAAAGCACTCAAGACTTCATGGCTTTAGTTGCTCCTCCCTATGCGGTAGGAACGGTACAGGACGCCATCGACTGGACTAACGGTCAGGCAGCTACTACAGATTCAAGGACCGCTGCGATCAATAGCTCGTTTGCTGCGGTACACTGGCCCTGGGTCAAAGTCTTCAGCACGTTTGATGGGAAAGATCGCTGGTATGATCCTTCTATCTTTGCTGCTAGGCAAATGGCTTACACCGATTCTGTTGCAGACACTTGGTTCGCTCCTGCTGGCTTCAGAAGAGGCCGCTTAACAAAGCCTACAGAAGTCGAGGTTAAGCTCAACCAAGGAGACAGAGACAGCCTTTACAGTGGAGGTAACATCGTCAACCCGATTGTTGCTTTCCCTCAGCAAGGTCTTACCATCTTCGGACAAAGAACTGGTCAAAGAGCGCCGACAGCCTTGGATAGGATTAACATCCGAAGATTAATGATCTATGTTCGCAAGGTACTTCTTGCCTCTACTCAACGGTTTGTTTTCGAGCCGAACGACGAGTTTACTTGGGCACAGATTGAAGGAGTAGTTAACCCTTTCCTTGACGATATAAAAAGAAGACGGGGAATTACAGAGTTCCGGGTCGTTTGCGACGAGACTACTAACACACCTCTTCGCGTAGACCGTAACGAACTCTGGACAAAAGTTCTTCTCAAGCCTACCAAGACCGCTGAGGTCATTGTGTTTGAGATCAACCTAACCAATCAGTCCGCTGATCTAGGAACCCTCTAAGGAAATAATTAATGGCAACATCATATTACAAGACAAAATACGGTAGAGATTTCACTCCAGGCCAGGGACTTCCTACCGTCTCGACTGACCTTGATTCAGTACGGGCGTATCAGTTTGAGGTTCACCTCTTTGGCCTACCTCAAGACATCACAAACGTCCCTGATCTAACTCTAGCAGCTAAGAAAGTTGGTGGATTAGAGATGCGGAACGAGGCTATCGTGGTTGACCGCGTGAACGACAAGCTTCATTACCCAGGCAAGACCACTCCAGGTGAGCTTACTATCGACTTCGATAACCTTTACCTTCGTGAGACTGCCTCCGACCTCTACCGCTACTTCCGTCACACTTACGACCCGATGACGGGTGAGATGACGAAGAGTAGTCAGCCTGGGGGAGGTGCTGGGAACACATTCAAGGCAGACAAGCTTGAGATTGTTCAGTTAGATAACACTCTAACTCCTCACTCAACCATAGAGCTTTACGGAGTCTACCCCACTTCATGGCAAGCTGCGGAATTCAACTACGCTACTAACGATTTCCACATGCTTACGGTGAACTTCAAGTACGACTTCATGAACGTCTACAACTACACAAACCCAACTCAGTGATAAACAATTAGGTTTTTAGCCCCGTCCTTACCTGTGTGGGCGGGGCTATTTTTATTCATCTATAATAAGACATGGATTACTTTTCAGAATTATTAGAAAGCTACAACCAGCTAAAAAAGCGGACGTATAAGATCACTTACATTAGTGAGAATTATACTCCCGAGCAATTGAACGCATTTCCAGAAATTGACGCGGCGATCCAAGCTGCGGGAGCGGGGAATTCTCAAACAGGTTTAGGTAAAAACAGTAACATTGATATCTCCCCTGCATTGGATAAGCCTGGGTATATTACTATATCAGGTTCTAATTTGGGCAGAAAAAACTTTAACGTCTCCAATTACACAAACAAAATTAATCCAAACCAAAAACACGCCGGTAGTTACTCTAAAAAGCTTTTGGGTGCTTGGGCTCCTGCTACGGGTGAAGACGGTGAAGAAGCGAGTTTAAGTCCAGAAGAAATTGAAAAAAAGCGAGCAAGTGACGCTCAAGTAGCTGAAAACGAAAAGAACAAAACTGTCGAAGGGAGCTTAGATGACCCGGAATACGTTGACGTAATCCCTAAAGCAAAAGGGATTCTAAATCGTCTAATGTCTTTGGCTAGAGAGGGAGTTTTAGGTGACATTACTGAGGCTCAAGTTTTGGGGACTTACTTTGTAAAAGGAGTCTCCCCAAATTCTACAGGTATTTTAGCTAAAATTATGTCTGCTGAAGTTCGGACTGTAGATGAAGATGGTTTATCTACTGAAGGCAAGATGAGTCCTTCTATGGCTGCTAAGATTCTAGATAACTTCGAAGCCATAGCTACGTTCGCATCTCTTCCTGAGAAAGAAAAAGCAGAAGCTTGCGAGGACGTAAAGCGTCAAATGGGTTTCTACAAAAATCAACTTGTTCTTTTTGGAAACGATGCATCAGAATTGCTTGTCGTTGGATCAAACAAATCACCCAACAAGATATATCAAGTCGGAATAAAAGCTATTGAGGAAAGCTGTGGGTATTCTAAACAAGACTTCACTAAGGTTGCTGGTAGTGTCTTCTCAACACAAGAAAAGAACGCAGTCAAAGGTGTATTATTTGAGGAGTTTCACGTTGTTGCTGCTCTTATGGTTCAAGGTGATATTAAACAAGTTAAAAAAACTTTAATAGGCGCGTTAAAAAGCAAAGCAAAACTACTAAAGGATATTCAAGCGGAGCGAGGAGAGTCTGGTCTTACTTTAGATGAAGCATTCGCTAGTGTAGTTCAAGACGAGCTTCTTGAAGCTCTGGGCAGCGACGAGGCACTCAAGAAATACCTAATTACTGAGATGTCATTGGCTCTCCCCTTCGCCAAGTTTATGGACGCTGACACCGTGAAGCCTGTAGGCTTAGACGTTGCTACGGGTGCTAGAGAGGATCTTGATTACATTTACTCGAATCAGGATAAGGCATTAATAAAAGCGGAGGCAATAGGTAGTGAGGTTCGAACGATAGGCCCCAACCAATATGCAGTCGGAGTTGGTTTAAAAAGACTTTCGGAAATACAAAGGGCTAAGTTTGGTGAAATAAATTCCATGTCACGAATGTTAGAGATTCTTGCGGGTGGAGGTAAAGGAAAAAATCTAGACCCCGAGTTTCAAACATACATGTATAAAAACTTATTCAATTACTCTACAGAAAGAGAGATTGAAACTGCCCGGTATGCTGAAAACTTGGAAGAAAAAGTCGAGAAGGTCGCTTCTGCTTTTTCAAAGAACACAACCTACACCAACGGCGGAAAAATAAAAGCTATTACTCCTGAGCAGTTAGCTAAATCAGCTTTTGAATCCATGAAGAAGCGGTTAGGGTTTGCAGACTTTAAAAAATCTTCCCTCAGAGATACTTTATTTGAAAAGAAGGGCGAGAATTTTAATCTAAAAGACTTCTCTGGGGATGGTCCCACTGCGGAAGATAACCGTCAGCGTTTATCGGAAAAAGTAGGTAGGCTTGAGAGGATGAATAGAATAAAGAAAGACTTTGCCTCTGGCAATCAGGCTGCACAAGACTATGTTATGGGTATGGCGTTTGTTTGTGGGGCAAATACAAGAGATTTGGCTCAAGTAATTAGTGATGATTCTGGTAAGGTCCTAGCAGTTCAGCATAACAAAATCCTAACAGATATAAGCCAAGCTAAAGATCGTAAATTTGAAGTTAAAGGAACCAAGATTTATATTTCTGGTGGGGGGTCTACAGTGATTTTAGATCAACAGCACTCAAAAGCATCGTCAGGAAAAAGTAACACTAGAACTTCCTTGTACGTCCCTAAAGAAACTCTAGAAAAGTACGCCTCAAAAAAGAACTTTAGCCCGGACAAAAAAACTACAGAAGAGATAACTAGATTGTTTTTAAAGGGACAGATGCAATTACTTGAAGGTTTACTCAATCAAACCAATGGTAATCTTCTTCTTTAAGTAGATCATCTAAGTAGTACATTTTATACGATTTATCTTCCTTGTGTAGTTCTATGTATTTACTTTCCTTGTATATTATATAAGAGGGCACAACCACTAAGGTTTTCTGCCTATCTTGTTTAAATATGATCATGGGGTGTTTATTGCACAAATCTGAATCTCTTTGACATTGAAGAATGAATTTCCAAAAATCGGACCTATAATTATAAAGGCTATAGAGATTCTCCTTGTTATATCCCTTCTTGCATTCTATACAATAGCTGAAATTTTTTGGGGTTATTAAATCTCCATGTAGTTTTAGATGTTCAGGTAGATTATGTGTTGTAGCAAACGCACCTGACCCAGGGGTTCTAGAGAACTCTTTGGTATTAAACCTTTTGTTTAGTACAGTTGCTATTTGCCTTTCGAATGAAGCTCCTTTAGTTCTACTGTTAATCTTTTTCTTCTTTTTTAAATTAGAAATATCGTAATTGTCTTCCATAAGTATAACTCTCATACTATTATAGTGCAATGGATACTCAAACACAAAGTATCAAACTCGATATTAAAAACTGGAGACTTCGCGTTGATAACCGAAGTAGAAATAGAATGAAAATACAAATTAAATTATCTAAAGATGAGGCTGAAGCATTTAAAAACTTCTCTACGATGGTTAAGCCAGAAGAGGTTAGTGATGATGATTTCATGAAGACTGTCTTTGTGGCTGGGTGTGAAGCCCTTAATCAACAATTACAACAGCTAGTACAAAAGTATGCGATGGAGAACCAAGAGGAATTAGCTTCCTCTGGTATCACAGTGGTTGAGGGAGAAGATGGGCAGGTTCAACTCATGGATTCGGGTGATGTTGAAACCAAAGAAGCTGTTGAAGAAGCATGAAGTATAGTTTACAGTTTCTAAAAAAGGAAAATGATTTAAACAAAATACTATCACAACAAAAATCTAACAAGTCGAGTATGAGTATCCTGTTCGTTTCGGACTGGGATTCTTGGTGTTCCGACTTAGTAGTGGAGTTGCGGAAAAAATACGAGGAAGACGAGCAGGGTGAAAAATTGTATATAGTGAACAGTTTTGATATGCCCCACAGCTTTGTTATTTATGGAAGCACCAAGGTTCCGCATCTTGTTAGGTTAAAGAAGGGTAAGGTTAGATCCGAATTTTATCTACCAAATATATACAAGCAATTAAAAGTCTAAGTTGTCTTTATGGATTTCGATATAATTTTCAATTTTTTGCTTGTACTTTTTCTCTCTGGTATACATCAACTTAAGTTGATTTAGTATGACCGTTGTAAAATAGTTAAATGCTGTGCCTTTCTTAGGCTTAAAGTTCTTAACTGTTTTTAGCACCAGAGCAAAGCATTCTTGCTTGGCATCGTTGGGGTCCACTTCAAACTTGAAGGACTCTACGATGTTTCTTATTAGTAATTCGAAGACAGAAACCATATCTTCTTCGTGAGTTTTTGGATCCTCCTTGTATAATAGGATGATTCTCTCAAACTCGTCATTGTCTATATACTTATTTCCCATACCTTATAATAGTATGTTTGACCTCAACAAATTGTATGCTGGCAGCAATATGGCCGGTGGTGACCCAAGATGTGAGGGGTGTAGCATCCTTTGTAAAGACAAAGCTGTACACTCACACATGGATCATGAGGACATGGAGCAGTGCGATACGCTGTTCCTTTCCGACTCCCTCAGCTTCATTCATGGCTCCCCTAAAGCCTTCAACCAGAAGGAGATGAGCCTACTTCAGGACACCTACTCTACTAAGTTTGCAGTAGCAGCTTCGGTTAAGTGTACGGAGGTGAAGGAAGCAGACATGAAGACTGACGACATTAAGATCTGCCGTCAGCATATCCAAGCAACCATTGACACAATCAAGCCTCGCCTAGTGTTTGCCTGTGGCAACCTTGCGATGAAGATGATTCTAAGGAAGAGCGGAATCACAAACAAGCGAGGGAAAGCCTTCGAGTTTGAGAGCGAAGA